ATGCAACCTACAGTGATTGAACAGCTCACAGTGCAGATGCTTTGCGCGATCTACAAGAAGCTCGGGATCGACGACGGCTTTGATCCAGATCTCGTAAGCAGTGCCATTGCATCGAATGACTTATGGGTTCTCGATTGGGCATACGATATAAAAGACGAGCAAAGCCATAAGCCGCCTCATGTTACGGCAGTCGTTGATACCCTGGACATGTATTCGTTTCTACGAGATAGCTTCGAGAGACTTTCTCCCGCTGACCAGGCAACAGTCGAAGGTGAGGTGCCTCACGCGTCTTCCCTGGTTGAATTCCGGGGGTATGACGGCAATAACGAACTTGAATACAGACGGGCTGTTCGTTACCTAGTGAATGATCTGGATCGCTTCGAATCTATAAAAGATGTCGCCACTTTGAACTCGCACAGCCCAGTAGTCGAAATGTATGCGCGGATGTATGAAGTGTTCAAACCAATACGAGCGCAACTCATAAACCGTCTAATGGGGCCGCATGAGATTGTTGCCGTATTACAGGCTGCAGTTCATCCAAGTAACCGCTGAAAACGAAAAGCGTCATGCCCACCTTTTACGTGGGCATGTCGTTAGTTCTCACGAAATCCAAGCATCTTTGACACAATTCCAGCCATGCTCTTGGTGTCCTTTGGAATCCACCTCCCGTAATGCTTTCGCACCATAGTTGTATCGGCGTGCCCTAGTTGCCTCGCCACCCATTCGACCGGAACATAACTCGACAGCATCTGGCTGGCAAACGTGTGGCGGCATTGGTTGGCGCCTCGGTGACGAACCTCTGCTTTTTTCAGGTGGGCAGTGAACCAGTTGCTCAACGTTTTGCCGTTCCAGAGTAAACCGCTGGTCGAACTGCGGAAAAGGAACCTGACTTTCATCTTCTTGGACGTGATGTTGTCGCGCTGGATAACGGTGATTTCCTCGGCTACCGCATCCTTGGCGGCGGCAACTATCTCCCGCATCAGTGCTAGGGCCGGGTCTATAAGCTCGATGACTCGGACCCTGGAGCGCTCTTTGGGGACTTTGAACTCGCCCACGACCAATGCGCGGCGTACGTGCACCAAGCCGGCATCCAGCTCTACATCTTCAACGGCAAGCCCAATGAGCTCCGAAAGGGACATCCCGGCCCAGCAGTTGAACTCAATCATCCTGGTATCAGGCCGGCGGTCGGGGTCCGTCTTGCCGATCAATTCGATTTCGTTGCGACTGAAGGGGTCGGCATGCTCCAGGTCGACGTCCGATCCGACGTTGCTGATCCTGTCGAGCGGGTTAGCCTTCAGGATGCCGTCGCCGAAGGCGTCCGCCCACACCCCGCGAACGACGGTGAAAATGTCGTTTACTGTCTTCGGTGCCAGCCCCTGCTTGAGCAGTTGTGCTTGAAACAACTCAATGTCGCTCTTGCTGATGTCGACGATTCGGCGCTTACCGAACTTCTTTTCTACGTGCACAGCCTTGCTCACGTAGTTGATGACAGTGCTCGACGCTTTAAGCGCGCGCTGAACCTCCAGCCAGCGCTCAATGCCTTCCTTTACAGTGCGCTTGAGCGATGGGCCGCCGGTTCCAGTGAACATGACGGCCCTTGGCGAGTTGGGAAAATGGGCCGCATAGTCGAAGCGGCCCTCTTTGATTTCCGCGAGAATTGTGCGCCGCTTGTTGTCGGCATAGGCGATCGCGGCCTTGTTTACTTTCGAGATCCCTTCCAGGGGTTCCCGGCACCGTTGGCCGTGGAAGATGAACCAGATGCGTAGCTGCTTGCCGTTCATCTCAACGCCTGTCGGCATTTTGTCGATCATGGCTTCCCTTCCATCCAGCGTTCGATGGCGGCACGGTTGTAGACGATTACGTTGGCCGGGTCATAACGCCAGTGCTTTCCTTCTAGCCACAGACCCCGTGTGCGGTATTTGCGAACCGCCTCGGTGGATAGTCCGAAGACCGGATATAACAGATCCTGCCGAAACCAGGCGCCTGGTGTGATGTGGAAGTCGAGTTTCTCTGCTGCGCTCATTGTGCTATCTCCCCAGCGCGCCGAGCGATGCTTTCGGCTTGACGCTGCTTGCTGCATTTTTGGTGGTTGCCATGGGCTCGTGACTTGTTGCACTTGTCACATATGGTGCATAGGTCGAGTGCGGCCATCTGTCCTTGGCGGATTCGGACCGTTCGGTGAAGGGCTGTCATGCGGCCTCCAGCTGTTCGGTGACGGTCTCGCTCATGTTTGCCCGAATCAGTGCGGCCATCGGCTGTGGTGAGACGGAGTTGCCGACCATCCGCACCTGGGCGCGCTTGGTGAACTTGCGGCCGTCGTGCCCCACGTCGATGACGTAGTTATCGGGGAAGCCTTGGGCGCGATACAGCTCGCGTGGGGTGAGCATTCGCATGCCGATATCGACGATGACATAAGGGGTGCCCTTGATCGTGACGGTTACAAGCGCCAGGCGATCCCGGGTTGTGATGGTCGCTGCTGGGTCGCGCAGGTCGTAGATGTTATCGGTGCCGTAATAACCCATCAGGAACGCGGCTACGCGCATTGCACCCTCCTGGTATTCCGGCGCCAGGGTGTATTCGACCAAGGCGTGGTGCTCGGCGCCGGCGGTGATGGTCGGCAACAGGCCATCCATGGGCTGACCAACGCAGTTTTTGCGGAGCGTGCACAGGTGTGCTGTGACCACGTTCTGCTGGCTGCCGCTTGTGGTGATCGCAGTCAGGGGCTTGCTCGGGTGGTGCCCGGGGGTGACGTTGTAGCCGCCGTTGTGTTGGGCCAGGTAGGCGACGGTCAGGGCGAAGTGTCCACCTTTGACATTTGCGCAGATGGCGCGCAACGGCGAGTCGCCGGGCATGTTGCGCTGGCTGCTGCCGTTGGCATGCTCGGTGATGAAGGGGGCAAGCGTTGGGGTGACCAGCGCGAACCCATGGGAGCCAGTGATGGTTTTCGTAGGGATGTCGACTGAGTGAACGCGCGAGTCGTCGCTGCCCGAGTGGTTGACGCTGACGATGAAAGGGTCTGCGTGATCGATCACATAGCGCTTGGCGCCCTTGCGCAGACGCTCCATGGTCTTGTTGACCAGCGGGCGGCGCACACCAGCCGCGCGGCCTTCTTCCTTGTCAAGAAAGATGCTGGGGCAGGGGATAGACCAATCAATGCTACTAGCAGCGGTGAGCTGTGGCTTCTGTCCCTTTGCTGGTGCCTTCGCGTGGGTAGGCTCGGGCCATTTAAGTGGCTTGCCGTCGCAGCGGGCCACCAGGTAAAGACGCTCGCGCAATGTTCCGGCGCCGAAGTCACTGGCTTTCAGCTTCCCGTGGCGCAGGTCATAGCCCATGCTGCGCAGAATCGATTCGAACCGGCGCCAGGTTTGGCCTTTGCGTTTCGGATCGGGTATCAGGTACTGGTCTTGCACCGGCACCCGCTCGCCGACATCGGCAACACGCAGGTCGCGGCATATGACCCTGCCTGTGGTTGGGCAGCGCTTGGCGATTAGCGGTCCCCACTGGAGCACCTGCATCACGTTCTCCATGGTGATCATCTGCGGGCGTACCTGTCCCGCCCATTTGATGACTACCCAAGACAGCGAGCGGCTGGTGGTACTGCGCGGCTGGCCGCCGGCCGCGAGGCTGTGGTGGGTGCATTCGGGGCTGGCGTGCAGGTGCAGCACAGGCCGGCCACGGGTGGCCTTGCGTGGGCATATCTCATACACATCGGTGATGTAGTGTTCGGCGCTCGGGTGATTGCGCTTATGCATGCTGATCGCATCGGGGTCGTGGTTGATCGCAATATCTACCGGCATGCCGGTTGCCATCTCCTGGCCCATGGTTGCGCCACCGCCGCCGGCGAAGAGATCAACGCGAATGCCGCCTACCAGGTTGAGTCCGAACTGAGTGTGGACTGCGCTGGTGATCGGGGTTGATTTGAAAACTTCCCTTTCGGCCTTGCTGGTGCGCTTGGATCTACGCAAACGCAGGTGGGTAGTGCCTGCGCAATCTGGCGAGAGTTGCGACTGGAAGGCAGTCACGCGACACCTCCTGCCAGTTTGGCCTGATCCTGTTGGTAAGCCTCGAGCAGCGCGGCGCGAATGTGCGAATAGCCTTCGGTATCAGCCTCCTCATGCGGGAAGCTGATTTGGCTGGTTTCGAACTCACACCACAAGCTTCCTCGGTGATCCAGCCAGTCAATTAGCTGGGTATCAGTGATGTCGTCAGGTAGATACATCCGGCCTGGGCTTGCTTCTGTTAAGTAATCCGCAGGCCTTGAGACGGGCGTATACCCCACGACAGGCTGCGCGAGCGGGCGTGTCTGAGCGTTTAGCGTTGCATCAGCGAGCGCTGCCCCGCGCAGCTTTTCGTGGGGTATAAGTGCCTCGGCAGTGGCGCTGAAAGGAGCAATAATGCCTGCTGCTGCGCAGCAGAGACTGTTTGTTTCTAGCGTGTTGACGCTGCTGGCAGTGCGGAGCAAAGCGGGCAGGGCATTGGCGTTGTTCTGGTGGTTCTTCATACCGCTTTCCTCCGGTGTTCAATAGCGAGTTGGTCCATCAGGCGCTGGTGGTAGGTGTTGCGTGCCTCTGCGGCAGGCCATGGACGGATGATTTCAACCATGGGCTCGATGCCGACCAAACAATCCCAGATAGCCGGATCGGTTGGCATGAGGTCGCGGCGCTCGGTGGCCAGCGCAATCAGGTCAGCCTGGTGTATGCATGCGGGTAGATCTAAGGCCAGGTCGAAGCGCTCACAGATGCGCCCCCAAACGACGTCCTCAAATCCTCGGTAGTCGGGCATCCACTGTTTCAGTGGCCGGGTCTTATCGCCTAGGTACGCCTCGGTCGCATCGTGGAGCAGGGCCGCTAACTTGTGTTCTTCCGGCACCAGCTCGGCGACGATGCAGCTGTGTTGTGCCACGCTGTAAAACTCGCGAGTGTGGCCATTGAATCGACACAATTGGGCCAACGAGTGCGATATGTCCCGTGGGTCGATCATGTCGGCGTCTGGCTCGTACAGGTTGAAGTGCTTACCGGTGAACGTGAGGATGAAGTTCATGCTGCATCCTCCAGAGTGAATGGATCCAGCAGGGCAGCCATGCCCAGAGCCTTGTCACGTAAGGCAAGTGCTTGCGTTGCCTGGCTCTCGGATCTCACTGCTCTGAAGGTGTCAGCCGCAAGCTTCAGCTTTTCGGCGATGGCTAATAGGGTGAGTCGATCTTGTGGTTGAAGATCCAAGATAAGTTGCAGGCGCCGGCATCGCTCGGTGACTTGCTCAAGTTCGGTAGCGCTTGCTGACTCGCCCTGGTCCATCCCTTCCATAAAACCCTGAGCGTGGCCATCCTCATAGCCCTCAGCTCGACCATCCGTTAAGCCGCCCTTGTAGCCGACCCAGTAGAGGATCCCAAGCGCGATAACGATGCTGATCAGTGCGTATATTTGAATTGCAGTCATGTGGTGTGCTCCTGGTGTTGTTGGCTGGTGGTGGCAGCCGTTGGGGATTACTAGCCTTGCTCGGTTGAGTCGGTTTCTGGTCGCGGCATATCTTCATCCGCCCTATAGGCGCGAATGTCGATTAGCGAGGCCACATGCTTGATGTGGGCGTACTTCGGTGCCTTGCGGCTGTTGACCAGTGTTGTCACGGGCAATTGAATTCGGCCTGTGGTAATTGCGTCGGCAAAAGATCCTTCGTTGAGGTTCCGGAAGTACCGTTCGCGCAACTTTTCCACCGGGATCAGAACGTCACCAAAGGTCCGGTACAGAAGTTCGACTGTCACCGGATCGGGTGCGGGCAGCAGTCTTAGTGGCTGTTGTTCAGCGTGTGCAGTCATTGGGTTTCTTCCGTTGAGGATGATTCCAGGCATTCAGGCAATGGCGTTTAGTCAGCTCCCGCAGATGCTCCGGCACTTCGAGGAGCGCGGCGTTGCGCTCCTCGCGTGTGCGCATGGCGACGATCTGGCGGGCGTACTCCCTAGGCCACGTCACGGTTATCAGCCGGGATGGCTGGTAGTTCGAGGCCGAGCTGTTCGGCCAGCCAGCGAATACCGGCTTGCCGAACCTTGGTCGACTGGCTGTACTGCATGCCCGCTTTCTCGTGGTACCAGTTGCTGTCTTTGATCCGCAGGTACTCCCGGTCACGCACGGGGAAAGCCGGCAGGTTGCGGTCGTTGAGCAAGCCCTTGTCACGCATGAGCGCGATCAGCTTGGGACGGGTCAGGCCGAAGTACTTGGCGGTTTTTTGGAGGTCACGTTCCATCACGGCATCCTAAGCTGCATGCGCGGCAGGGGTCGCCACGGTAGCCAGGTGAGTGATGGATTCTGCCACCATGGAATAGATATCCACGTCACTTCCGCATACGGTGAAACACTTGGTGCGCGGCTTCTTCACGCCGATGCTCATGATTGTGGTGATTCCTGCGCGGGTCTTGTTACGGTGGATTGCCAAGTTGATCGGCAACTCAAAACCCATATCGAGACTGAGTGCGCCGCCGGTGCGGATCAGCTCGAATACCTGCTGCTTGTGTTCAGTCTGGAACAGGCCATAACGGCGATCAGCGTGCGGCGGAGACGAAGGATCGACGGAAGTGGTTGGCCCGTTGACGATCTCCTCAATGAAGTCAGCAAGCTTGAGGTGCATCTTCTTGCTGTTGGTCAAGGTCAGTGTGTGGCGTTCGCTGCCCAGCTCAACGGTGAAATGCGTGTCTATTTTTCGGCGTTCGACCTGCAGTCGGAAGGCCATGACGTCGCGTTGCGTTTCGGCGCGCAGATGGTGGTTGAAGGTTTCGGTCAGACAGACCTGAGCCTTGAGCAGTGTCAGGGTGCGGTTGTCGAGTTTGTACTTCTTCATGCCGCGTGCCCTCCGCCATTTGGATCGAATGGCACAGTCGCGGAGCGCTGTTTCAGCTTGGGTTTGGAAGCGATGAAAGCGCAGCCGCAGTGTTGTGCCAAGCGGCGGATTTCGAAGATGCGGGAGGGGTTAGCAGCGGCCGGGTGGACGTGCAGGGTGGCAGTGGTGTGCATGGTATTGCCTCGCTCTGTGGTGGAAGAGTGAGGCAAGTAAACAACATGTTTGGTTTTTGGTCAAAACATTTTGTTTGGTTTTAGATGAGAGAGGGGCCTTTCAATGGGCGTATCGATGACCACCAGAAAATCCGTCCCAAAATCACAACGCGTTGAGCCATTATTTGATCAAAATCGTAGTCTTCGTCAGCGTACTCGTCGGAATTGAAGCTCCTCATTTTTACCCCATTAGGGGTGCGCTGAAGAAATTTGATGCGGAAGTGCCCATCGTGATCTATCGCGTATATTTCTCCATCAATTATTCTGGTCATTCCCTTATCGATACCGACAGTGGCACCAGAAAGAATCAGTGGGTGATTGCTGTTGCCGCTATTTGTGGCAAACACTGCGTTCGAAGGATCAACGCCACAACTTCTCATGGTTGCCCTCGAAAATCGCAGTTTTGGTCCAGTAATCTCTTGAACCTCAGTGCGCGCAACCTTTCCTGGTCCCGACGAGAGTTCGACTTCCTTGTATAGCCTCAACTCAACCTCATCCTCTTCAAGTGGGGTGTTTGAATCCCAAGGGGCCATGGGTTCAAGGACATACAGGGGGGAGTCATTAGCCGCTTGTGGTGCTTTCCCTCGTGCAGTATTCGAGGTCCGCATAGGGACATCTTTCCCCTCAAGCCAATCGCGTTCAACTACCAAAGTCATAGCGACTTGGCCCGCCATATAGGCAGGGACACCTCTCGCCTTCCAGTTGGTGACGTTCTGATCGTTTTCCAGATCAAGCAGCCGGGCGAGTTCCGCGCCAGAGAGTCCGGAGTCTTCCAGGGCTTGACGAAAGCGCTGGCCTTTTAGGCGTTGTGGTTGTTTGTTCATAAACAGAATGTTACAGCCCTTGCACAAAAATGATAACAAACGTATTGTTTGGTTATGTCATTCGTTTTGTTTGCATAAGGTGATGTCATGACTACGCCTGACCAGGTGTTCGATTTGATAGTGCTGGTCGCTGAGCGGGCCGGTAAAAGCCCCTCGCAACTCGCAAGAGAATGCGATGTAAGCCCTCAGCGCTTTTTCAATTGGCGACATAGAGGGGTTCCTGTTGCTCAGGTTCGTCCCCTTGCGAAAGCTTTGGCATGGGGACTTTTGCCTCATGAATTGAGACCTGATTTGCCAGATATTTTTCCAGTGCCGGTTCAAGGTGTTTCGGCACAGGCGGCATAGAGCGCTAAGAAAAAAGGCGACCTTAGGGCCGCCCAGTTCCTCCCGGCACACACCACCACAGTGCTGTCGGGTCGCGACGAAGGTAGGAGGGCACACCACATGCAAACCACCTCCCTTTATCGCGCTGCCAAGACACGGATGTCTTGGGTTGCTGCCTTTTCCACCACAGATTGGGCAGCTGTTGCGCCAGAGGTGAGAGACGGATCACTCACCTCGGCACGGTGCCGGTTTCGATCTTGAGGATCTTGCCGGCGTTTGGGCCCTTTCAAGCCACGCGGCAAATGTAACACCACTGCACGCCGCGCGGCACTGGCAACTTATAAGGATTAATGCCATGAGCCGAATTGCTCTGAGTTGCGTTGATCGAGCACAACGGGAAGTCCTGACGCTCGAATTAGCGCTGTACCACGCCGCACGGGATTATCCAGGCGGCGCCGCTGCAATTGCAGCCACTACCGGCCGTAATGCCACTACTTTGCAACACAAGCTGTCTCCCACCCACCCTTCGCACACCGTAAACGTCCAAGAGTTCGGCGAGATTCTCGAACTGACCAAGGACCGTCGAATTCTCGACGCTGTGCACGGCCTTGTTGGCGACACGATCTGGCAGGAGCTGGCCGAGTCGTACACCAATGACATGCCCGAAACCCTTACCACCGGGATTGCGCAGTTCTTCCGGCAGGTAGCGGACCTGTCCGAAACTTGGGCCAAGCATATTGGCGACGGCAAAGTCGACGACGGTGAGTTGGCTGAGATACGCCAGTTGGTGTTTCGCGGCATCCAGGGTTTGTTGGGTATGTACAACCGCGCCCGTTACGTCAACCAGACTACTCGTGGGGTGGAACGTGGCTGATATTGCTGATTTTGCAAATGACCTGGTGCAGGAACGACTTGATCAGGCTTTAGCTGCTCGCGCAGCCCAGCTTTCTGGCACGACCCTGCATTCGTTGATGTTCTGTGATGAATGCGATGAGCCAATCCCAGAAGCTCGTCGGTTGGCACAGCCCGGTTGCACCCACTGTGTTGATTGCCAATCCGCAGACGATCTAAGGGCCTCCCGTTATGCTCGATGAGGTAATCAATCAGTTCGCGGATTATGGCCTTGAGCCTGATCAGCCGTTGGTTTTCGGCAAGCTCACTCGCTGCAAAACTACCCAGGATAAGGGCAAGGAAAAAAACGGCTGGTACGTGGTCCATGAACACCGGACCGAGAAAAACGAGATGCTGATCTTTGGCAGCTTCGGTGACTGGCGCTCCGGCGACACCCAAAAGATCAAGGTCAAGGCCGGGCGGATGAGCCCTGAAGAGCGCGAAGTCATGCGCGCTCGCCAAGAAGATGCCAAGCGCAAGGCAGCCGAGATCGCGGCCAACGCATCACGCCGAGCGGCCAACCGTGCTGCCAGCCTTTTCAGGCGCATGCCCGAAAAGGGTAAAAGCGCCTATCTGGATCGAAAGCAGATCGTCGGCTTCAGGGTTCGCTATGCGCCACGTACCGGCGCACTTCTAGTCCCCATGTGCAATGTGCGCGACCAAACTGTCGGCCTGCAGGTGATCTTCCCCGTCAAGCAAGAAGACACTGGCCGAGATAAGCAGTACTGGCCTCCCGGTATGTCTAAAGAGGGCGCTTTCCATTTAATCGGCCCGCACCCTGAACCCGGCGAGCCGGTGCTGGTGTGTGAGGGCTACGCCACGGGCGCAAGTCTGCACATGGCGACTTCGCTCCCTGTCGCCATCGCCTTCGACGCGGGCAACCTGCTTCCGGTCTCCAAAGCGATGCGCGAGCGCTTTCCTGGCTGTCCGCTGATCATCTGCCGGGACGACGACTGGAAAACTAAGCGTCCCAACGGTGACCCTTGGAACCCAGGCGAAGAGAAAGCCAACAACGCCGCGCTGGTCGTTGGTGGTCAGGTAGTCGGCCCTGTGTTCTCCGGCGAGCGCGAGATCAAGTGGACCGACTTCAACGACCTGCATGTTGCCGAGGGATTGGAGGCTGTCCGCCGCCAGGTGTTGGCGGTGGTCAAGCCTCCTGCAGCTGGTGGTTGGAAAGATCAATTGGCCCGAACTGAAAACGGCTCCCTGATAGCGCACATGCAGAACGTCGAATTAATCCTCGGCAACGATGAGCGTTGGGCTGGAGTGATCGGCTTCAGCGCCTTCAGCTCAAAAATCGTTAAGTTACGCGCTGCCCCATACGGTGGCGGTGTCGGCGACTGGGCAGATATCGACGACATGCTTGTAATGAAGTGGCTCGCACAACAGTACAACCTTCGGGTCAAGGCCAGCAGCGTGATCGAAGCGGTTAGTGTGGTTGCTCATGATCATGCCTTCCATCCTGTACGCAATTACCTCCACGGTCTGGAATGGGACCGTGTTCCACGGCTGGCTACCTGGTTGACTGACATCATGGGCGTTGAAGCAACTGACTACAGTTCGAAGGTTGGTAAGCGCTGGATGGTCTCAGCGGTCGGGCGCGTGATGCAGCCAGGTTGTAAGGCTGACTCGGTGATGATCCTCGAAGGGGCACAGGGCGCCGGTAAATCAACAGCAATGTCTGTGCTTGGCGGTGCCTGGTTTATGGATACACCTTTCGCCCTGGGCGATAAGGATGGCTTCCAGGCGATCCGTGGTAAGTGGATCATTGAGCTGGGGGAGCTGGACAGTTTCAACAAAGCTGAGTCGACCAAGGCGAAGCAGTTCTTCTCTGCGTCGACTGACACCTATCGCGAGAGCTACGGCCGAAGAACGATGGACGTGCCACGCCAGTGTGTTTTTGTGGGTACGACGAACCAAGACGAATATCTCAAAGACGCCACGGGTAACCGGCGTTACTGGCCTGTCGCGTGTACCAAGGTCGATTTGGACCAGTTGCGCGAAGTACGCGACCAGCTCTGGGCTGAAGCGATGTTCTGTTATCAGTCCGGTGACATTTGGTGGGTCAATCGGGATGAGGCTCCACTATTTGCCGAAGCGCAGGAATCGCGCTTTGTCGCGGATGAGTGGGAAGGGCCGGTCGTCAAGTGGTTGGAAGAATCTCAGATCGGCGCGACAGCGAGCGGAGAGGATATTTTAGCTGGCGCGCTGAAACTCGATTACGGCCATTGGGGTAAGCCCGAGCAGATGCGCGTGGGAGCAATCATGCATCGCCTCGGATGGCGAAAGGTGCGACTGCCGGCGTTGCCGAAAAGTGGTATTCGGCCATATGCCTACAAGAAGCCAGATGATTGGGGCAATGCATCAGCGCTGCAGGTTGATAGCGAACGGGACGAGGAGCCTTGCTTTGATTAAGCGAATCGATGAAATGCTCAAACTCTGGGCGCAGGATCTGCATTCGCCGGTTCCGGAAGGCTCTGGCGGGCCGAGTGGCGGCAACATGATTGCCATGCTGATGGAGTGCAAAGGCGAGCTGATACGTGGTACTCGCGGTAGTCGGATCTTGTTGGATGAGTCGGCCGATATTGAGCTGATCGTTAATAAACACTTGGCGCCTGAGCTGGCGGTAGTGGTGTGGGAGCACTACTGCAATCAGGAAAGCTTCCTCTCCCAGAAAATGTTGCATTGTGGGTGCAGCGCGCCAACGTATTACCGTCGATTGCACGATGCCCATGTGAGCATTGATGGCTTCCTCATGGGCAAAGCCGCATGAGCCTGGGCATTACTCTACCAATATGTGTCCTAGTGTCCGGCCTTGTCCTACCTTTAATCTGCAAGGTAGGACAGCCTCAGGCCGCGCAGTCCGTGGCCTGTCCTACTACCCTACCTCTTATTGCACTCCGCACATGTGAGCGTAGCGCGATGCATCACGCGCCCAGGGCGCGCATGCGTGTTTTTAGTTTTCTCTCTTTACACGAGAAAAAGTTAAAAGAGGTAGGGCAGTAGGGCAAGGCCCCGAATTCAGCGGGCTCAAGCTGTCCGACCTCCATTTAGAATAGTGGGGCAGGTAGGACAGCGCCGGAGGCGCTGGAAGCCGAAATAAAGATATTCACCGACATTGCCTAGCCGTAGCCCAGACATTCACCGGGTGGCATTAAAACGGGGTTGCTGCCATGAGAATCCACCTGTAAAAAGTAGTCATCTTCGATAGGTGCGACCGCAGACAGCGGGACACACCACCACACTGAACCCGGCCATTGCGCCGGGTTTTTGCGTTTATGGGGTAGGGCGATGACAAACGAGCAGCAAGCGCTTATTGAGATGCCGATCTGGATGGTGATTGTACTGTCCCTGGTCGGCGGGATTTCCGGCGAGGCATGGCGGGCCGACAAGGCGGGGGTGAGCGGCTGGTCATTGGTTCGCCGCTTGCTGCTTCGATCCGGGGCCTGTGTGGTCTGCGGGCTCTCCACCATGATGTTGTTGCACGCATCGGGCATGTCCGTCCTGGCGGCGGGGAGCATTGGCTGCCTCACCGCGATGGCCGGCGCCGATGTCGCCATTGGCCTGTACGAACGCTGGGCCGCCAAGCGGTTGGGCGTGTGCGATGTGCCGCCCTCGGGCAGCGGGCAGGCTTGATGCTCTGGAGGCCCCGAAATACGTGGCTTGTAGAGGTTTGCATCAAAATGGTGCGCCGAAAAGTCGCCGGGGACCCTGTGAGCATCCGAGGGACACGGGGCATGAAACCCGCGGGAAAGCGTTAGCGGCAGGGCTGCCAGCTTACTGAAATTCAATCCATTGAAATTGAAAGGTTTCCATTGAAAAGCCGTTGAAAAGGAGGGCTTATGACGGATCCATTGTTCCTGTCTAAAAGTGCTTTCGCGGCTCGCATCGGCAGGACGCCGAGCTACATCACCTGGCTCAAAGGCAACAACCGGTTGGTGCTGTCGCCGGATGGCAAGATGGTGGACGTGCTGGCAACCGAAGCACTGATCATCGAAACCGCCGACCCCAGCAAGACAGCCGTCGCGGCTCGACACCAACAGGACCGGATTCAGCGTGACGTTTACAGTCAACTGTCCCCCCTGGCCGAGCCGACTAACACGGCTGCGCCGCAGCAGCCTAATGCTGTCGGCGCCAAGGGCCACGACTTCCAAAAGGCTCGCGCCATGCGCGAATACAACCTGGCGCAGTTGGCCGAGATCGAGCTGCACAAGGCGCAGGGCTCCCTGGTCGCCAGGGATGCCGTCGAGCTGGGCGCTTACAACGCCGGGCGCCATCTGCGGGACCAGTTGTTCGGCCTACTGCCTCAGCTGTCCCACAAGTTGGCAGTGATGACCGACCCCTGGGACATCGAAAAACACCTGACGGCGACACTCCGTAAATCACTGGAAGAGGCTGAGCGCATGTCCTCCTCCGACCTTGAACGAGCAATGACAACGAGCTGACCTATGACCACGGAATTTCCTGACGGGGACCGTGCGTACCGTGAGGCGTATTTCCGTGGGCTGCGACCCGACCCAGACCTCTGGATTGACGAGTGGGCCGACGAATACATGCGCATCCCGCGTGATACCGGCGCCCCTGAACCGGGCCAGTACCGCACCGACCGGACGCCGTATGCCCGCGAGCCGATGCGTTGCCTGTCACCGGCCCACCCTTGTCGGCGAGTGGTCACCATGGTGGCTTCGCAGTTGATGAAAACGCAGATCGCCTTGAACTGGATGGGCGGGCTGATCCACATGGCACCGTCCAACATCTTGGCGCTGTTACCCAGCCTGAGCCTGTCCAAGCGCGTTTCTGGGCGGATCAGCAAAACGATCAAGGCAACCCCGGAGCTGGCAAAGCGGGTAGCGGCCAGCCGCTCGCGGGATGCCCGCAACACCATGGACACCAAGGAGTTCGAGGGCGGCGCCTTGTACGTCACGACTGCGGGCTCGGCGGCCAACTTGTCTGAGCTGTCGGCACGCTACATCTACGGCGACGAGGTTGACCGCTGGGAGAACGACGTCGGCCAGGAAGGTGACCCCATCGTGCTGGCGGAAACGCGTGCTACCAACTTTGGCCGCAACGCCAAGATTTACTTCTCCAGCTCGCCGACAATCAAGGGTGCCTCGCGGATCTCGGACTTGTTCGAGTCCAGCGACCAGCGTTACTACTACGTGCCATGCCCCACCTGCGGGCATATGCAGGTGCTGGAGTGGGAGCGGCTGCTCTACAGCAAGGACTACAGCACGGTTCACTACCAGTGCGCCGCGCCTGAATGTGATGTGCTGATCGAGGAACATCACAAGACCGACATGCTCGCCCGTGGTGAGTGGCGAGCCCATGGCAGCGGCGATGGCAAGACGGTGGGTTTCCACCTGAACGCGCTCTATTCGCCGATTGGTTGGAAGGACTGGGCCTCCCTTGCCGAGGAGTTCGAGGACGCCAAGAAGGCCCAGGCCAAAGGTGACATGGGCCTTATGCAGGTGTTCTACAACACCCGCCTCGCCAAGGTCTGGGACAGCGCGCAAGAGCAAACCAAGGCAGAAGTGCTGGTCGCTCGGGCGCGGCTGGAGACCTACACCCTCGGCAGCATGCCGGTGGGCGTGCTGATGCTGACCGGCGCCGTCGACGTCCAGGCCAACCGCCTGGAGTTGATGGTGATGGGTTTTGGTGTCGGCATGGAGCGTTGGGTGGTCGACCACCAGGTGATCTGGGGCGACCCAGCTGATGAACGTACCTGGGCGGTGTTGGACGAAAAGCTCAAGGTTCGATACCGGCATCCATGCGGTGTCGGCTTGGCGATCCTGGCGACGGGCGTCGACTCCGGCGGTCACCACACCGACGAGGTGTACCAGTTCTGCCGTATGCGGCGCTGGCGCAATATCTTCGCCATCAAGGGCGCGAGCAAGCCTGGCAAGCCGGTGATTGCTCAGCGGCCATCCATGGTCGACGTGACTTGGAAAGGCCAGACCGAACGCGGCGGCGCCGAGCTGTGGTTTGTCGGTACCGACACCGCGAAGGACTGGATCTACAACCGCTATGGCTTCGAGGACGGCCCTGGTTCGCTGCACTTTGCCAACGACCTGCCGGACGAGTTCTTCGCCCAGTGCGTTGCTGAGCGCAAGGTCGCTCGATACGTCAAAGGCTACAAGCGTATCGAGTGGGTCAAGGGCAAGGCAGAGCGCAACGAGGCACTCGACCTGATGGTGTATTGCCTGGCGATGGCGCATTACCTTGGCATCAACCGGTACCAGGAACACGACTGGGAGCGGGTGCGACAGGCGCTGGCTCAGTCCGGTTTGTTCGACGATGTGTTGGGCGTCAAGCCCGTGCAGGGCGAGCGCGTCGACGCTGACGAAACACCGGCACCGGCGCCAGTTGCGGCGCGTCAGTCGCTACCCGCACCGCCACCTGCTGCACCTGTCGCCCAACCGCGACCCGCTGCACCCCCTCAACGCCGCAGCTCCACCAGCGGTTACCTGAAGAGACGCTGATATGTCGTTTACCCCGAAGCACCTCGAAGCCATCGAGCGCGCCATTGCACGCGGTGAAAAGACCGTGCGCTACAGCGACCGCACGGTGGAATACCGTTCCATCGATGAACTGCTCAAGGCTCGTGACGAGATCCGCACGTCGCTGAGTCAAGCCGCCGGGCCGCGCTCTCGCGTGGTTCGGCTCATGCATGGAGGCAAAGGACTCTAATGGCACGACACTATCCGACGCTGACCCGTAATGGATTCTTGCTGCCGTCGAACATCAAGGCCAGTTACGAAGGCGCGGGTGAGGGCCGACGCTCGGCCAGTTGGGAAGCCACCGACAACGGCATCAACAGCATCAACACCCCAGCCCTGCGTAACCTGCGGGCGCGTTCACGGGCGGCGGTGCGCAATGATCCGTACGCCTTCAATGTCATCGACAAGCGCGTCAGCAACCTGATCGGCACCGGCATCACCCCCAGGCCGACCACGGATGACGCGGAACTGCGCAAACTCCAGCAGCAATTGTGGGACGACTGGGTTGACGAAGCGGACGCCGATGAACTGACCGACTTCTATGGCATGCAGGCCCTGGTGGCGCGCACGGTTGAAACGGCCGGTGAGTGCTTTGTGCGGTTGCGGCCGCGCAGCCTCAGTGAGGGGTTAGCGGTGCCGCTACAACTGCAGGCGCTGGCACCTGAGTTTGTCCCCCATGACAAGTTCGAGACGGCCAAAAACGGCAACGTCATCCGCGCCGGGATCGAGTTTAATCCGGCCGGCAAGCGTGTGGCGTACTGGATGTACTTGTCGCACCCACGCGATTCGTCGTCGTTAAACGTCGGTTACAACCAGCTGGTGCGCGTACCGGCGACACAGGTGCTGCACATCTTCGAACCGATGGAGCCAGGGCAACTGCGCGGTGTGCCACGCTTGGCCCCGGTGTTGAAACGCCTGCGCAGCCTGGACAACTACGATGACGCGGTGTTGTTTCGCCAGGAGGTGGCGAACCTGTTTGCCGGTTTCATCAAGCGACCGGCACCGGAAATGGGGCAGCAACCACGCGACCCTGTCACGGGGCAACCTCTGACCACCGACCGCGACGGCTTCACGCCGATGGTCGCCTTAGAACCCGGCACCATGCAGGAGCTGGGGCCAGGTGAAGAGGTGGAGTTCTCCAAACCACCGGACGCCGGCAACAACTACCCGGACTTCATGCGGCAGCAGTTGATGGCAGCGGCGGCGGGTTCGGGCACGCCGTACGAGATCCTCACCGGCGACATGCGCGAGGTCAACGACCGGGCGTTGCGGGTCGTGCTCAACGAGTTCAGGCGGCGCCTGGAGCAGCTGCAATTCGGCGTGTATGTGCATCAACTGTGTCGCCCGGTGCGTGCCGCCTGGATGGACATGGCGGTGCTGTCCGGCGCTCTGGTGCTGGAGGACTACGCCCAACGTCGGCGCGAATACCTGCGCACACGCTGGGTGCCACAAGGCTGGGCCTACATTCAGCCGGTGCAGGACGTCCAGGCGCGGCGGATGGAAGTGCAGGCGGGCTTCGGTTCGCGCAGCGAGATGTGTCTGCGCAACGGCTACGACGCGGAAACCATCGACGCGGAAAACGCGGCCGACCTCGCCAGGTCCACGGAACTGGGCCTCAACTACACCACGCTTGATGCCATCGAGCCGATTGATGACAAGGAACAACTATGAGTAAAAAAGCGATCCCGCGCATTTATGACAAGGCTGGCAAACAGGTAAAAATCGCGGATAAAAGTTGGTACACCTTCCAGGCCAGCGGCGAAGCCGAGCAACAGACCATTGAGGTGTTTGTATACGGCGAGATCGGCACCTGGGGTGTCAGCGCTAATCAGTTTGTTCAGGACCTGCGGGCTATGGATGACGGCGCTTCCCCGGTTGTCGTGGCGTTCAACAGCATTGGCGGCGACCTGTTCGACGGCCTGGCTATTCACAACGCGCTGGCGCGCTTGGGCGAACGCTGTACCGGGCGCATTGATGCGCTGGCGGCCAGCGCGGCCAGTGTCGCGGTGTGCGGCGCTCACCGGGTAGTGATAGCAGCCAATGCCATGTTGATGATCCACAACCCCTACACCTTTACCGGCGGTGATGCCGGGGGTTTCCGGCGGGTCGCCGACGCGCTGGGCCAGACGCTGGGAGCTATTTTTTCGGCCCACAAGTCCAAAGCGCCGGACATTGATGAGGCCGAGCTGCGGCGCATGGTCAACGCCGAAACCTGGCTCACGGCCAACGAAGCAGTGGCCCTGGGCTTGGCCGATGAAGTGGGGGACGGGCTGAAGGTGAAAGCCTGCCTCGGTCAGGGCAGCGTGTTGCAGCGCTTCCAGAACGCCCCGGCTGAATTGCTGGCCCAGTTGGACGAAGAGCCGGATGTCGAAACGACTGATCCCGTAAACCTTCCGGATCCATTACCCGTATTGGACGCTGCCGGATTGGCGTTGATGGTCACCAAGGGGTGTGCGGCAGCAGGCATCAGCAACCTGGTGAACCCGATACTCGCTTCGACGAAGCTGGAAAGCGAAGCGGTAGTCACTGCGGCGCTGACCAAGGCGAAAGCGCTGCACGGCTTGTGTGTGGCAGCACGATTGCCGGAACTGACCGGCGAATTTCTGGCTGCCGGTCTGGATGAAGCAGCTGTCAGGGCGCGCCTGTTCGACAAGCTGGTCAGCAGCTGCGGCGGTTTTGAAATCAACAACAGTTTGCCGCTCGACAATGATCCGGCACCCACTATCAAGGCCAAACAGGTCGACAGTCATTCAATCTGGGCAAGCCGGCAGGCGGCGCAGAACGGAACCTCGAAAGGAGTAAGAGCATGAAAATCGAATCGATGCACGCAGGCGAGTTCCTGCTGTCTGAGGGCCCCGGCACTATCTCACGCGAAGCAATCAACGTCGCCGCCGGGCCGGCGTTGGAGCCGGGCCAGATCCTTGGGCTGGTGACTGCTACGGGCGAGTTTGCACCCTATCAGCCGACAGCGGAGGACGGCTCTGAAAACGCCATCGCAATCCTCTACGGCCCGCTGGGGCAGTCTGATGTGGTCCGTCGCGGCCGCGCTATCGTGCGTCAGGCCGAAGTCAGCGAAGCTCATTTGACCGGCCTCGACCCCGCAGCCGAAAAGGCCCTGGCCGCCCATTTCGTGATCGTCCGTTAAGGCGCTCACCTCATTTATCCATCCCGCTGAGTGCGGGATTTTTCGTTTCTGGAGAGTACCCCATGGCCGATATCGCCATTTTTGAAGACGATGCATTCAGCGTCTCCTCACTGACCGCTGCAATCAATGAGCAGGAATACCTGCCAGGCCGCATCAGCAGCCTAGGCCTTTTCCGCGAAGAGGGCATCACTACACTGACGGTTCAGATTGAAAAGGACGGCGACACCCTGGCCTTGGTGCCTGCAGGTGAGCGCGGCACCTCAGGCTTGGTGGTCGGCGCTACTAAACGCACCCTGATCCCGTTCAACACCGTGCACCTGCCAGAGCGCTTCACCATCAAGGCAGATGAGATTCAAGGCATCCGCGCGTTCGGTACACGCACTGAGTTGCAGTCGGTGCAGGACGTGGTCAATAAGCGCCTGGCGAAGGCCCGCCGTCAGTTGGACGCCACTCATGAGTTTCAGCGTATGGGAGCCTTGAATGGCCAAGTGCTGGACGCTGACGGCAAAACGGTTCTGTTGGACATCTATAAATCTTTCGGGGTGAGCCGTAAAAAGCTGCCGATGGAGTTGAACAATCCCGATACAAAGGTCCGTGTCAAATGTGGCGTGGCGCTCGATATGCAGGAAGAGGCGTTGGGAAGCGTCACCAGCTCCGGTTCCCGTGCGTTCTGTGGCAAGAATTTCTGGAACAAGCTGATTGCTCACAAATCGGTAGAGGATACCTTTCTCAACACCTTGCAGGCCGCTGCATTGCGAGGTGATGCCCGTGAAAGCTTTGAGTTCGGCGGGATCGTCTGGGAGCGCTACCGTGGCAAGGTCGCTGGTGTTTCGTTTGTCCACGACGACAAGGCGTTGTTGATTCCCGAGGGCGTGCCGGACCTTTATATCTCTACCTTCGCGCCGGCCGACTATATGGAAACGGTCAACACCGAAGGCATTCCGTATTACAGCAAGATCGAGCCGCTGCCGTTCAATAAGGGCATGGCCGGTGAGGCCCAGTCCAACCCGCTGCACTTGTGCACGCGGCCCCTGGCGCAAATTCTGCTGGAACTCTGACCGTGGCCTTCCGCGATCTGATCGACGACATCGACGAAGTTGTCTTCGAAACGCTGGGCGATAGCGCACGGATCGAGGGCCGCGCAGAGCCGGTGCTTGGTATGTTTGCCGCGCCCTGGTTGCAGCCGAAGCTCGGCAAGCTCAACACCGGCTTGCGTGAGCCTCGGTTTGAGATCCGCGTCAGCGATTCGGAAGGCTTGAAACGCGGGCTACTGGTTAGCGTTGACTTGCCCGCCCTGGACGGCGGCGGCGATTACGACCTGCTGCAGCTGGAGCCGAGCGGCGACGGTCTGGTCGCCTTGATTCTGAGGTTACGCCCATGAGCATCGGTAGCTACGTCAAACCCTCGGCCGGCGGTGGGATGATCTCTATCCAGTCGTCAGCTGCAGATCTCCAGGCGTTTCAGGACTTCGCCAAGTTGGTGCCCAAGGCAGCTGCTGCGGCCCACCGACGCGCGATCAACAAGACGTTGGGCTGGTTGCGCACGCACATTGCCCGTGCAGTCAGCAGGCAGGAGCGCATTGCTGTCGCGGCAGTGCGTCAACGGTTGCGCAGCTATCCGGTGTCAGGCGGGGCATCGAGCGGCAAGCTGTGGTTCGGCTTGAATGCCATCGAGTCCAGCCGGATTGGCCGGGCGCGGCAAACTGGCAGCGGTGTTTCGGTTGCCGGGCGGCGCTATCAAGGCGCGTTTCTCAAGAAGGTCTACGGCAACAAGCCAGACATTTGGATTCGCACTGCGAGCAAGCACTTCAATGCTGATGATTATCCAGACAGCACGGTGTCACCTGGTCGCGGTGCAAGTTCTGGATGGGTCGCGGAGCATGGCAATCGTTTCCCGTTAGCCAAGGCCAAGGTGTCTCTGGAGCAGGCCCGTCCGCATTTTGAGACATGGGTGCAAAAGGCGGATGAACGCTTGCTGGAGATCCTGAAGCAAGAGCTCAACTTCGAACTACAGAAATACTTGAAGAGGATCGGGTAATGGCTGACGAACCTTTTAGCCTGGACCAGCTTTATCGGGCGGTCGAGCAACACCTGGTGAGCCATCTGCCAGGGGTTCAGACGGTAAGTGCCTGGCCGGACATTCAGGATCGCATCGCTTTACCGGCGGTCTTTCTGGAGCTGGCGGAGATCGAGCCCGGTATCGATATCGGCACGGGTGAAACCACATTGGTGTGTAAGTTCGAGGCACGTATCGTCGTTGACCCGATCTATCCTCTGCATCAGCAACAGGCGGTGCAGCTGGCTACCCAACTTGCCGTCCTACTCCGATCTCAGACCTGGGGGCTGGAAGTCGAGCCGGCAGAGTTCGTTCAGGCACTACAGGACTGGACCCAGCCAGTGTTGGATAGTTACACCGTTTGGCTGGTGGAATGGACGCAGCAGGTGTATCTCGGTCCTGAAGAGTGGCCTTGGCCCGATCAGCCGCCCGGCATGCTGTTGTTTGGCTTCAACAACGACGTCAAAGAGGACTTTGTTCCAGCGGAGGACTTGTGAGCGGCTATGTTGCTGCCCAGCACGACCGCATGCTTGCGGGGGTGGTCAAGGATTGCTTTGTGGTGGCGGTCGATCTGGCTGCCTCCCCGCCGATGTGTCGGGTTTCGGACGGCGAATGGACTAGCGCCTGGGTGCGTTGGCACAGCGTCGCCGCCGGCAAGGCCAGGCATTGGAGGGCTCCGTCTCTGGGCGAGCAGGGGACATTGGTCAGTGCCAGCGGTGACGTGTCACAGGGTACGTTCATTCCGGGATTGTATGGCAACGCGGGTCCGCCACCGGATAACCGGGATCATGTGGAAGTGTGGCGGTTTGATGATGGAGGCTCGCTGATTTACGACTGGCAGGCCAAGAGCTACAGCATCACCCTGCCGAGCGGTACGGTGACCATCAAAGTCGCCAGTACAGAGGTGGTCGTGACGGACAGCGCCGTGAACGTGACCACCGGCAACATCAATCTGAAAGCGGCGGTGATGATCGACGGGGCGTTACACGTCACGAAAGGCATTACCAGTGCTGGTGCGATCATCGACGCCGGTGGCAACAGCAATCACCACACGCATTAATTTCAACCCACAAACAGCCCGCCCAGCGCGGGCTTTTTCATATCTGGAGTTTGCCTTATGAGTAAGTCTAGAACTGATGGCGATTCTGCCGAGGCCATTGTGGTTCCGGGGTTGAAGCCGGCACCGCTGGGTTTTCCCGTTGCTGCTGACGCGGTTGAGTCCATCGGAGCAGCGCGTGTTTTTCGCGACAAGGTTTTCACCTCGCGGACATTGATCCTACCCGGTGGTGGGACGCTTCCTGTTGTTGCTGGTCGAGTTACCGCATGTGGTGATGATCAATTTTCGTTCTTGAAAGCGCATCCAGATCTGGAGCAATTGAAGGAGTAATCACAATGATCGGAATGGATCGCCACACCGGCCAACCCATTTCCGGCATCGCACACTTGCGGCAATCGGTTCCAGACATATTGGGCACGCCGTTGGGCAGCCGGCGGCATCGGATGGATTACGGTAGCAAGCTCCGGCGATTTGTTGATTTGCCCGTCACCGATGGCTGGAAAAGCGCCGTGCAGGCGGAAGTCGCCCGCGCACTGGGTCGCTGGGAGCCTCGTTTGAAGCTGGATCAAGTGCGCGTCATTTCCGTTATCGGCGGGCAAATTAACCTGAAGATCGTCGGGCAGTACCTGGGCGACAGCGTCACGCTGGAGGTGGTCGTATGAGTATCGTGGACCTGTCGTCTTTGCCGGCGCCGACCGTGTTGGAGCCGCTGGACTTCGAAGAGGTTTTTCAGGAGGGACTGGGGGTCTTTCGCGGATACATGGGCGGCAACTGGACTGCTGCGCTGGAGAGCGATCCGGTGCTTAAGGTGCTGGAGGTCGGCGCTTACATTAAGGTCGGCAACCGCGCCCGAGTCAATGACGCCGGCAAGGCGGTATTGCTGGCGCACGCCATACGCGGTGACCTTGATCACTTGGGTGCCAACGTCAATCTGAAGCGCCTGGTCATTCAAGCCGAGGATCTGCTGGCCTTTCCGCCGGTACCAGAAGTCAAGGAAGACGACGATGCGTTTCGAGAGCGCATCCAGTTGGCCTATGAGGGGCTGACCACGGCCGGCCCGCGCAACAGCTATATCCTGCACGCGCGTAACGCTTCGGGACTGGTGGCGGATGCCACGGCCGAAAGCCCGGCGCCTTGTTACGTGACGGTGACGGTGCTGGGATTGGACGGGGAAGGGGAGGCTTCACCGGAGCTGCTCGCCACGGTGGCAACCGCGCTGAATGACGACGATGTCCGGCCGGTGGGGGATAGGGTGACGGTTCAGAGCGCCCAGGTGATCCGCTACCAAATCAAAGCGATCCTGCACATGACCAGCGCGGGGCCAGAAGCTGATGCCAGTTTAGCCGAGGCGAAAAGTCGATTGGCGGCTTGGATCAATCCGCGCAAACGGCTTGGCGTTGAAGTGGCACGTTCCGGTGTAGATGCTCAGTTACATGTAGCCGGCGTTTCTCGGGTTGAGCTGGTCGGCTGGCTGGACTTGGCCCCGACCAAAGCTCAGGCGGCGTACTGTACGGGCTACACCGTGACGCTGGCGGCTTGACATGAAAAGTCTATTGCCGATCAACAGCACGCAACTTGAGCGGGCCATGGAGGCCACGTTTTTCGAGAAAACGATTGTCCCGCTTCGCGACCTCTACAACGCTGATACCTGCCCGGTGCATTTGCTGCCGCATCTGGCATGGGCATGGTCGGTGGATCGCTGGGATTACCGATGGACCGAGGCGACCAAACGCGCCGCCATCAAGGCTTCTTATTACATACATGCCCACAAGGGCACCATCGGCGCGTTACGCCGTGTGGTAGAGCCTCTGGGCTACCTGATCGAGATTATCGAATGGTTCAACATGAGGCCCGAAGGGACCCCAGGCACCTTTGCGTTAAAGGTCGGGGTGTTGGACACCGGTATCACTGAGGAAATGTATCAGGAGCTGGAGCGACTGATCGATGACGCCAAGCCCGTCAGCCGTCACTTAACTGGGCTGGCGATTAGCCTGGAATCCACCGGGGTAATAAACATTTTCGCAAGCATATCTGACGGAGAAGTAATTGATGTTTATCCGCCGGTACTTAGTGATATCGAGGTGACAGGGTTTATCGGAAGCGGGATTCGAGAGTGCTCCATAGATGAAATAGAAGTTTATCCTCCTGCGCCTGAACCTATCTCGGTTGACTGCTATGTCGGGGTGCCTGGTCGCGAACATTCCATAGACCATTTGGACGTATACACATGATTGATGCTAATTCGAAGTTTTTCGCGTTACTGACGGCGGTTGGCGAGGCAAAGCAAGTTAAGTCTGATGCAGGGCTGCTAACTTGGAAGCTGACACATATGGCTGTAGGGGACGCAAACGGTACTGACCCTATCCCTGATCGATCACAGAAAACACTGATTAATGAGCGCCGCCGGGCTCCATTGAATAGCCTGGAGCCTCATCCGACTAACCCTGGGATCCTAGTAGCCGAGCAGATTATTCCGGCGGATGAAGGTGGATTCTGGATTCGCGAATTGGGGCTTTTCGATTCTGACGGAGATTTGGTTGCCGTAGCTAATTGCGCGCCAAGTTACAAGTCGCTGCTAGCCCAAGGGTCTGGTAAAACACAAGTTATACGGATGAACTTTGTTGTTTCAAGTTCTACTAACGTTGTGTTGTTGATAGACCCGGCTGTTGTAAACGCCACTCGAAAGTATGTTGACGACTCGGTAGCGAATGCAGTCAACCGGCTTGATTTTAAACATTCGGCATTAGTCGCAACCACGGGCCCTGTGGTCCTGGCGGGCGTTCAAGCTATCGACGGATTCGCGGTGCCAGCGGGTTCGCGGGTGCTGGTTAAAGATCAAGTTCAGGCGAAAGACAACGGGCTGTACCTGGTCAGCGCTGATTCGTGGGTGCGCACGGTTGATGCCGATACCAGCGATAAAGTAACGCCTGGTTTGCTTGTCACGGTCGAGCGGGGTACAGCCAACGCTGACACTGTCTGGCAACTGATCACCGATGGTCCGATAGTTCTTGGGACTACACCTCTGTCCTTTCAATGGTCTGCGGGGCAAAACGTCCCAACGCCGCCCGTTGATGACAGGTCTAAACGTAGCGCCAATACCGAGTCGGTACGAGCTCAGATCGAAAGCCCCAAGCAGGCATTTCCTGTGCACGTCTTCCGCAAGAACCGGCTGATCAATGGCGCGTTCCAGATTTGGCAGCGAGGCAAGTCAGGCGTCGTCGGAAAAGCCAACGGTGACCCCGAAAGCACGTTCGGCCCGGACCGCTGGATGATTTACAGCCCAAAGAACGCCACCTGCAATTGGAGCCAGCTGCCGCTCGAGCAGGACGCCAATATCAACGAAGCAAAGTTTGCCCTGAGACTCTCGCGGCAAGGTGAAGGCAATGGCTGGAATCTCAGTCAGCGCATCGAGAACGTCGAAACACTGGCCGGCGGGAAGGTCACCGTCTCGTTTTATATGAAAACCAGCGTTCCACATACGTGTGCGGTGATTCTTCGCCAGAACTTCGGGGTCAACTCAACCGAGCCGAACGTCGATGTCGGCACATCGGTGGAGTTGACGACGGTATACAAAAAATACGTCGTTACCCTCGACCTGGGGGGCGTTGTGAACAAGAACAAGGGTGTCGCGAACGACTTCCTGGAAGTTATCTTTGCCAGCTGGGGAACGGGTGCCCACTACACGGACATTACCAACGTTCAGATCGAGCCCGGCAGCGTGGCGACGCCATACGATTACCGGACACACCAGGAGGAGTACAGCGCATGCTTGCGCTACTTCGAAAAGTCTTTCCTGCAGGATCACCCCCTGAAATCCAACAACGGTCCGTCGACCTGTATTGCCACCTTCACGCAATCCGCGGCAGCACAGGCCTCACAGTCAGCCTTGCGTATGGACTTCCGGGAAGTGAAACGCGTTGTTCCTACGTTAAAATTATTTTCACCTGGTGAGAACTCGTCGGAGATCTGGGCACAGTCGTCCGTCAAACCCTGCACCTCTACGAATATCCAGAGCTTATGGGCAACAGGCTTTTCGCTTTCATGCCTGCCGCCGGCTGGGTCCATTCCTGGCTACACCCTGCAAATTGAGTGGACCGCCGAAGCGGAACTTTGAGGTGATGACTATGGATACAACTGAGTACAAATTCACCCCAGCCGGCGTCCGGCGGATGAGTGACCGAGTGTTCATCCCGGAAGATATGGGCAACAAAGACTGGGTGACCTACTTGGAGTGGGTCGCCGATGGCGGCCAAACCTTGCCAGAGAAGAGCGTTGAAGAAACGGCGAATGAAGAGCGGCGCTGGCGAGACTTGGAACTTCAAAGTGTCGCATGGCTGCGTGAGCGTCACCGTGATGAAGTCGAGTTAGGCAGTTCGACGTCATTGACCGCCGATGAGTATGGTGAGCTGCTGGCGTACATGCAGCTGCTGCGCGACTGGCCTCAATCAACGAAGTTTCCAGTGCAGAAATATCGACCCAAGACGCCTAGCTGGATCGCGCTACAAACCCAATAATGCCCCGCACTGTCGGGGCGTTTTGTATTCCGCTACACGTAACAAAAACACCCACCTGGCCTCGCTTATGCGGGGCTTTTTCGTTTCTGGAGCACTCGCTTTATGAGTTTCTTTCACGGCGTTACTACGACCGATATCAAGACAGGCGCGCGTACTATTTCCTTGCCGTCGTCTTCCATCATCGGACTTTGCGACACCTTCACCCCGGGCGTCCTCGGCGGCGGTACTGCCAAGGCCGGCGAGCTCAAGTTGATCACCACCGAGCGCGAGGCTATTGCTGCCTTCGGCGCCGACTCGGCGATCACCAAGGCTTGTAAGGCGATCTACACCAAGGCCAAGGCGGTGATCGTTGCCATCGGCGTGCCGAAGCTGGAAGACGCGGCGCTGCAAACCTCGGCGGTCATTGGCGGCGTTCTGGCCTCGGGTCAGCGTACCGGCCTACAAGCCTTGCTTGATGGCAAAAGCCTGTACAACGCGCAGCCGCGGCTGTTGATTGCGCCGGGTCACACGGCCACTCAGGCGGTCGCTACCGCGCTTGATAGCCTGGCGCAGAAGCTGCGGGCAATCGGCATTCTTGATGGCCCTGGCACCACGGATGAGGCGGCGATGCTTTATGCCGATAACTTTGGCAGTCGCAACCTGTTCATGGTCGATCCGGGCGTTCAGTACTGGGACACCGAGTCCAGCAAGACAGTTGATGCGCCGGCTTCGGCCTGGGCGGCGGGCTTGTTCGCCTGGACCGATGCTGAATACGGCTTCTGGGCCTCGCCGTCGAACAAGGAGTTCACCGGTATCACCGGCACGACCCGAGCTGTTGAGTACCTGGACGGCGACGAGACGTGCCGGGCCAACCTGCTGAACAACGCCAATATCGCGACGGTCATTCGCGACGACGGCTATCGCTTATGGGGTAACCGCACGCTGTCGAGCGATCCGAAGTGGGCATTTGTCACGCGCGTTCGCACTCTGTTCATCCTTATGGATGCTGTGCAGGCCGGCCATAAATGGGCTGTTGACCGCTCGATCACCAAGACCTACGTCAAGGACGTGACCGATGGGTTGGATGCGTTCATGCGCGACCTCAAAGCCCAGGGCGCGATTATCAATTTTGAGGTATTCCCGGACACCGAGCTGAACACTGCCAGCCAGATCGCCCAGGGCAAAGTTTATTGGCGCATTCGCTTTACCGACGTGCCGCCGGCAGAAAACCCGAATTTCCTTTTCGAAGTCACCGATCAGTGGATGACCGAAGTTCTTGAAGCAGCCTAAGGGGCCTAGTCAATGATTCCTCAAACCTTGTTTAACACGAACCTTTTTGTCGACGGTGTGAACTTCGCTGGCGACGTGCCGAGCCTTACGCTGCCCAAGCTGACCACCAAGACTGACGAGTATCGCGCTGGCGGCATGGCCGGTGCGATTGAGATGGACCAAGGCCTGGAAAAAATGGAGGCGTCCTTTGTTACCAAGGGCGTGCGCCGCGAGTCGTTGAAGTACTTCGGTCTGGCCGATGGCACCGCTTTCAATGCGACGTTCCGGGGTGCCTTCAAAGGGCAGAAGGGAGCGGTCACGGCCGTTGTCGCTACCCTGCGCGGTCGCCTCAAAGAGCTCGATCTGGGGGACTGGAAAGCCGGTGACCCTGCTGAGATCAAGCACGCCGTGGCAGTCGCTTATTACAAGCTCGAAATCGACGGGCGCCTCATGTACGAAATCGACATGGTCGCCGGTGTTCAGGTGATCGATGGCAAAGACCAACTCCTTGAAGTGCGCACCGCACTCGGCCTCTAAGGGAATAGATCCAAATGAATAAAGCAACGTCTAAAGCAGTACCGGCTTGGCTATCACTCACTGCGCTGGCAGCCGTCGTAACGCTCACGCGACCTAGCAATGCCAACGGCGTGCTGGTCGAAACATTGACCTTGCGGGCTCCGGTAGTACGGGAAGTGCGAGCAGCCGACCGCGCCTCTAACGGCGAAGATGAACAGCGTGAGCTGATGTTGTTTGCGGGTTTGGCAGAGGTGGGTGTTAAGGATCTTGAAGGCCTGAAGCTGGCGGACTACCGCCGTGTTCAAGCCGCTTATTCACACCTGGTGCCTGATACCGACTATTCGGAATCGATGCCGTCGTGGCTGTCGGTCAACACTGATCGGGCCCAGGTCACCCTTACCTGCCCGAGCGTAATCAATGGGGTATCGGTTGATACCTTGGCCCTGCGCTCCCCGACAGTGGGCGATGTGCGTGCGGCTAATCGTGACGCGGGCGGGGATGACGAACAGCGGGAGCTGATTTTGTTTGCCTCGCTTGCCGGTGCGCCTGTCGCGGATCTGGAGGGCCTGAAGCTGGTGGATTTTAACCGCCTGCAGGCCGGCTATTTTCGTCTGGACCAAGACGACGGGGTTTAACCCTCACGTCATAAAAATGGCCGCGAAACGTCTGGCGGCGGAAACAGGATTTTCCGCTGCTGAGATTTTGTCGATGCCGTTTGCAGAAATGGTGTGGTGGCTCACGGACTGAGCCGCCTTCGATAAGGCTATCCAAATGAGGGCCGCGACATGGCAAACAAAATTGCCCTCGGGCTGGTGATCGGCGGCGCCGTCAGTTCAACAGTCGGTGCTGCGTTTAAAGATGTAACGGGGCGCATCAAGCGTCTTGAAGCGGAAGGCAACAAGGCGCGTGTTCTGCAGCGCACTATCGGTGACACCATTCGCCTGCGCGACGAGTGGAAGAAAGCCCACGACAGCGGATCAGAGGGCGCGACCAAGTTGTTGGGCCGGTTGAATTCCAACCTCGATAGTTTGAAAAAACAGGGAATTGAGGTCGGCCGGCTAGAGAAAGCCTATCGCTCCATGGGGCAGACAGCCATCAAGGCCGAGCTCAAAGCCAGGGGGCATCAGCAGATCGATGCAGGTAAGACTGGCATGAAAGGCGCGGTCGGTGCTGCTGTCGTCGGTGTCGGCATGCTGGCTGTTCCGGCCAAGGTCAGTGCGGATTTTGGGGCGATTGTTCGTGATATCGCGATCAAGGCCGGCATTGCCAACAAACCGCAAGAACAGGAGATGTCGCGAAAGATCATTGATACGTCGCGCGACACGGGCATGGCGCGTAACGATGTGGCCGATGTGGTTAACCAATTGGTTGGCGCCGGCATGGACTTGAGCAAGGCCCTGGAATATGCGCCAGTCGCGGCCAAGTTCGTCGTGGGGCAAGGGTCGAGCGGTGTTGATACAGCAAAGATGATCAACGCGCTGGGGCAGAATGCCAAGATCACAGATCCTAGGCAGATGCAGCAGGCCCTGGAAGCGATTGCCTACCAAGGGCAGGCAGGTAGCTTTGAAGCGGCTGACATGGCTAAGTGGTTTCCTGAGCTGTTAGCGAACATGGGCAGCCTCGGCATTACCGGCATGGATGCGGTTACACAGTTGGGTGCCATGCTGCAAGTGCAGATGAAATCTGCCGGCGGCGCCGATGAAGCGGCAAACAATCTCAAAAACTGGATGGGCAAAATCGGCTCCGGCGACACCGTCAAGGCGTATGCAAAAGCTGGTATTGACTACAAGGGGTCGATGCAGTCCGGTTTGCAAAACGGTATGTCCACCCTTGAAACCAGTATGTCACTGGCGCAGAAATATATTCAGGCCACGGATCCAAAGCGCGCAGCGGCGATGGCTGAGGCGACGGCCAAGATCAGCAAGGAGTCGGACCCGGAGAAAGCCAAGGCCATGATGGCCTCGCTGGAAGAGTCACTGCGCACCGGTGACCTGTTCGCTGACATGCAGGTAAAGGCTGCGCTTTCTGCCTATATGCAGAACAAGGCGCTGTACAGCCAGCTTAAAAACGATTCGCGCGATGCAACGGGCATTCTCGACAAGAACCTCAGCGAGCGACGTGAGGCGTCGTCGCAGAAGTGGGCCGAAATGGCCCAGTCAATGGATGACGCCATGCGCAGCGTTGGGGACGCCCTGCGCCCGGTCACAGACACCGTGGCGGAAGGACTGACCAAAGTCACCAGGGGTATTACCTCGCTGTCTGACAGCGCACCAGGTGTGGTGACGGGCATCGCGGCGGTCGGCGGAGGGCTTGTCGCGCTCAAGGGGCTGCTCAGTTCGTTCAAAATCGCTAAAGGTTTGCTCAACGTCGCTCGGGGATCGTTGGGTGGCAAATCCGGCGAAGTGCAAAAGGTCTTTGTGACCAACTCCAAGGATGGCGCTGGGGCCGTCGGAAAGGGCGGCGAAGCTAAAGGCAAGACCGGCAAGGCCCTGTCGTTAGTTGAGACTGGGCTCAAGGCAGTAGCCGCTCTCAAGGGTGAATCGACTGATGGGGAGGGAAAGGATGAGAACAAGACCGGCAAGTTAGACATCGTCGCGACTGGCCTCAAAGTCGTTTCGCTAGCTAAAGAAGCGGTATCTGACGATGACGGCGCGAGAGGTGAAGATGCTGCGGCGATTGGCGACGGCGTCCAAAAGGTCTTCGTCGTTAACTTGAGTGCAATGGGGGGGCCTGCTGGGGGGCCAGGTGAAGGCCGCCGGCGTGGTCGCGGTTCAAGACGTAATATCCCGCGACGTCGGCCGACCTCGCTGCGTGCTCGGGTGCCGGCGCAGCGTCCGCCTGTACCACGGCCAGCCACACCGGCTCCGCGTCCGCCGCTGCCACGGCCTGCAGCACCGGTCCCGCGTCCGCCGCTGCCACGGCCTGCCGCACCGGTCCCGCGTTCGCCGGTACCACGGCCTGCCGCACCGGTCCCGCGTCAGCCGTTGCCACTGCCTGCAGCACCGGTCCCGCGTCCGCTTATCCCGCCAGTTTCTATCCCAAGCGGGGCGATAGGGAAACTGGGCGGGGTTGTGCAAGCGGTCGGTAAGATCGGAAAAGCCGCCAAGGCAATACCTGGTGGCTCGCTCATCGAGGCCGGCGCCATGGCCTTTGACACCTATGAGAATGCTAAGACCAAGGACGAAAAGGCCGAGGGTTATGGTGCTGCCGCTGGCAATCTTGCGGGCACTATGGCCGGTGCAGCAGCAGGGGCAGCTATTGGCTCGGTGGTGCCTATCATCGGCACCGCTATTGGTGGGCTGGTAGGCGCTTACTTAGGCAGCATGGGTGGTTCGGCGCTGGGCGGTGCTGCAGGTAAGTCGTGGTTCGGAGGGGAGGACGAAAAGCCCGCGCCGCCGGTAACGCCTTTATTGATGGCGCCTCGACCGGGCCCAGCCATTCCAAGCTTGGCCGCCATGGGCAAGTCATTCAACCGGGCGGACGATTCGGGTGCATTGCTGATGGCACCTGCACCGCAAGCGCCGGTCCTGGGTGATGTAGCGCGCTCTCTAGCCGTGTCAGCGCCGACCAAACCAGCGGCTGTAGCAATCCAGCCCAAAGAGCCGGAAAAGCCTGTCCCGGCCAAAGTGGATCAGCAGTTTCAGTATTCGCTGAATATGCCGGTTACGGTGCAAGGGGATGTGAAAGACCCGCAACGCTTGGCGCAAGACCTCATGCCGCACATGCGGTTAATGATGGCTGATGCGGCGAAGCAAAACGCCGCGAAGCTGTACGACGAACCGCACCTGTAAGGAGGGCCTATGGCTTATATGGAACAGATGCAGTCGGGCTTCAAGTACCTGGTTGAAGCCGGGGAGGCTGGTAGACGTAGTGCTGAGGGCATGCTTGGACCCGTCAACGGTGCAATAAGGGAGATAACGGGTGCAGCGGCCGAGCTGGAAAATATCCCGTTCGTGGGGCCTGCTGTCGGTGCCAAGCTCCAGCGGGTGATGCGCGGCGTGGATGCGGCACAGGCCAAGGCCGGCCAGGTGCTGGCTGTGTACAGTCGTGCGACACGGGGCGCCGCCGAAGTGCAGGAGCGAATGGGGGCGCTGAAGGAGCAGGCGGGAAAAGCTGCGACGGCGATCAACAAGGTCGCCGGAAAGGTCAATCCGTCGTTGGCAAACATCGTGCCCACCAGCGCATTTGCCGTGGATGCCACACCGGCGCCGGAAGCGGTGAAGCCATTTCCGCACCTGCTGATCATCCAGCCCAAGGATCCTAAAATTCAGCCGTACTACTTCAACTTGGATACAGCGGCCTTCGACGAATTGAGTCGCTCGACTGAATTCCGCTGGGCTTCACAGGAGCGACTATCGCGGCGCCCGGCGCAGCAGGCCGTGGGTATGGGCGATGAAAAGCTCACACTCAAAGGTACGATTTACCCAGGCTTCAAAGGGGGGCTCAAGCAGCTTGACACATTGCGCACCATCGGCGGCCGGCTACAGCCCCTGACTCTGACCACCGGCTATGGAGAGGTGATCGGCACCTGGTGCCTGAAGTCCATCAACGAGGAACAGGGCGCGCTGCTGCACGGCGGTATTCCGCGTAAACAAGTATTCACTCTGGAGTTCACGCGCTATGGCGACGACATGCAGAACGTCTGACGGGGACATGCTCGATGTCATTTGCAATAACGTGTATGGGCACTTGAACGGCAGCGTCGAGGCCGTGCTGGATGCCAATCAGGGCCTGGCAGACGAGCCCCAGCCTTTCCGCGCTGGTGTGGTGATCGTGCTACCGGATCTGCCAGTCCCGACTGAGGAAGGGATTAGCTTGTGGGACTGACTCCGTGCGGCCCGTTGCGTTAAGCGTAAGAAAACTCTGTATTCAGCCCGCCCTGTGCGGGTTTTTCTTTGGAAAAAAACCATGACCCCCACTTTTCGTATCGTTGCCGACGGTGCCGATATTACATCCAAGATCAATGATCGATTGTTGTTGCTTAGGACTTCTGACAAGCCGGGTATGGAGTCCGACGAGTTTGAATTGCGTATCGATGACCGGGACGGCCAGGTGCAGTTGCCCCGACGCGGTAGCTCAATCGAAATTTATCTGGGTTATGCCGAAACGTCATTGATGCGCCTAGGACTTTACGCGGTCGACACGGTAGAAGTTTCCGGCCCGCCGGACACGATTGTGATCAAGGGTAAAGCCAGCGATATGCGCGGCAGTGGTAAGACCATCCGCAGCGGAAGCTGGGAGGATGCGCCGTTGTCGAAAATCGTGGCCGACATCGCTGCTCGAAATGGCTGGCAGGCAGGCTGTCCGGTGGCGACGAAGGTCGCTCGGGTGGATCAGCTCAACGAGTCCGACTTTAATTTCATCACGCGCCTGGCTAAGCAATACGACTGCACGGCCAAGGTCGCAGATGGCAAGTTGTTGGTGATGCCGCGCCAGGGAGGGCAGACAGCCAGTGGCAAAACGGTCGGGGCGATCACGTTGACCCGCAGCGATCTCAGTCGCTGGCAGTTCAGCTTGGGGGATCGCAATTCGCACAAAGCCGTGGCGACTAAGCATCAGAACAAAAAGGACGGCAAGTTGGCGGTGGTCACCATCGACAACGATGACGCCCCAGACGGCTTGCCGGCGGTGCACACGGATCGGCATATCTATCCGAACAAGACTGCTGCTGAATCAGCAGCCAAGGCAAGGTTGGCGGCATTCAATCGATCGACCGCCGACGTGCGTTTCGAGATGCCTGGCAGGACTGACATTTTTGCCGAGCGACTGATCAACGCCCAGGGCTTCAAGGTCGGGCTGGATGGCGAATACCTGGCGGATTCAGTGGAGCAGGTGTTTACCCAATCTGGCTGGTCGACCACGGTCGAGTGCAATGCCGGCAAGAAAGGCAAATCCAAGGGTAAGAAAAAGAAGGAAACGAAGCCGCTCAAGGTCGTGAGCGTCGAGAAGCTGTAATGCAATCCACCGCCGCCTGAGTGCGGTATTTTTTTGTCCGGAGTTTTTATGTCCATCACTGAACAACAGCTACAACGCATCATGCCAAACGCCCGCCGCCAAGCGGGCGTTTTTGTATCTGCCCTGAACGCCGCAATGGCGCATCGGCAGATCAATACACCGAAACGCCAGGCCGCTTTCCTGGCGCAGCTTGGTCACGAGTCTGGTCAACTGCAGTACGTCCGCGAGCTGGGCGGGGATCAATACCTGAGTAAATACGATACCGGCACTCTGGCTGCCAAGCTTGGTAATACGCCAGCTGCAGATGGTGATGGTCAGCGCTATCGCGGCCGAGGGTTGATCCAGGTGACCGGGCACGATAACTACCTGCGCTGCAGCCTGGCACTGTTCGGCGATGAGCGATTGTTGCGTACCCCCGAGCTGCTCGAGCAGCCGCAATGGGCGGCAGAGTCGGCGGCGTGGTTCTGGTCTGTAAACGGGCTGAATGCGCTCGCGGATCAGGACCAGTTCAACACCATCACTCGCCGGATCAACGGCGGCCTTAATGGCCTGGAGGATCGGCTGCAGTTGTGGGCCAGGGCGAGGGCGGTGATATGCGTCTCTTCGATCTGATTCCCGCGCAGTTCCGTATCGCCGCTATCAGCTTGCTGTTAGTGGTGGTGGTCGCAGGATCTGCAGCATTGGCCTGGACTGTTCAGGACTGGCGTTATGGCAGCGTGCTGGAGCGGCAAGCCCGCCTGCAGGCGGACACCCTCAACGAAATATCCCAAGCGTCTGCTGCTCTGCAGCGTACCGAGCAGGACACGCGCCGTGCCCTGGAGCTCCGCCTGCAGAACAAAGACGAAACCCACTACAAGGAATTGACCGATGAGCAAATCAAGCAGGCTCGTCTGCGTGATCGCCTGGCTACTGCTGATCTGCGGCTGTCAGTCGTACTCGCCGCCACCGAAACCACCGGCAGCTGTTCAGTGCCAACCACCACCGCCACCGGCCGCGTGGTTCATGGCACCACAAGAACCCAACTTGACCCAGCGCATGCTCAACGAATTATCGGAATCACCGATGCCGGCGACCGAGGATTGATCGCCCTGCGGGCCTGTCAGGCTTACGCAAAAGAAGTTTCTACACCGAAATAAAAGGAGCGGCCGGGCAGGATGCGTCAACATCCAACCCGGCCACCTTCCCCGCAGATCACCCCTGCAAGTCCAGCCAAGGCTCCTGCTTCGTGCACAAAGCGGAGCGAGCCTAGCACTGTTTATCCATACAGCAAAGGTCTTGCTTTTTTATGTCTACACCTATCATCCCTTGGATGGGCGGCAAACGCCGCCTGGCCGACCGCCTTATCCCGCTTTTCCCGCCACACGAATGCTATGTTGAAGTCTTTGCCGGCGGCGCCGCGCTCTACTTCATGCGTCCCCAGGCAGCGCCTGTTGAAGTTCTAAACGATATCAACGGCGACCTGGTGACGCTGTACCGTGTAGTGCAAAACCACTTGGAAGAGTTCGTCCGCCAGTTTAAATGGGCGCTCAGTTCCCGCCAGGTGTTCGAGTGGCAGAAGATGACCCGTCCGGAAACCCTCACCGACATCCAGCGCGCCGCCCGATTCTTTTACCTGCAGCACCATGCCTTTGCCGGCAAAGTGACGGGACAGACGTTCGGCACTGCAACGACCGGCCCGGCCATTAATCTGCTGCGGATCGAGGAAAACCTGTCTGCAGCGTGGCAGCGTTTGTCCGGCACGTATGTTGAAAACCTGAGCTGGCTTGAATGTGCCGAGCGCTACGACCGTGCCCATACGTTCCATTACATGGATCCACCTTACTGGCAGACGGCCGGCTATGGCGTGGACTTCCCATTTGAAAATTACGAGCGCATGGCCGACTTTATGCGGCGCTGCAAAGGCAAGGTGATGGTCAGCATCAACGATCACCCTGATATTCGGCGGGTGTTTGAGGGGTTTCCCTTTGAGATGGTGGACATTCGTTACAGCACATCCAACCAACGGCAAGGAAAGAGTGAGGTTAGTGGTGAACTGGTGATCATGAACTGGGAGCCAGCCGCATTGGGAGGACTGTTCTGATAGCATCAAACATCCTTGCATGGCACTGGCAGCAGTAAGTCAGCCCCCTGGTTTTTCACACTCCCCACTGCTTTGCCAACCGCATACCACTCGAAGTCCTCCACAGGCTGGCAAAATTCCTTTGCTATTTCCTCGGCGCGGGCTGGAGTAAGGCTGGGATCGATCCATTCCCTGGCGTGCTCAGGTGTCAGCACCAACGGCTTGCGGTCGTGGATGTCCACCATGCCCTGGTCACTGGCAGCGGTGATGATCACGAACCCATCGCCGTCGTGGGGATCCAGGCCAGGATGAACTTGGGCAAGCGCGCCAAAGAACATGGGTTTCTGACTCTTCAGGCGAATGAAGTAGGGCTGCTTTCTCTTCGGTTCGTTAGGGTCTTTGACCCACTCATACCACCCTTCACTCGGCACCAGGGCTCGGCCATTCGGCCAAAGTTGCTTAAAAAACTTTCCTGTGGTGACCGTCTCTACACGTGCGTTAATCGGGTCGGGGCGTTTGCCCTTGGCCCAGAACGGCGCCCATCCCCATTTGACTGCATCGATATGTAGCCCATCCTCTGCGGTGTGAAGCAACTGAACTCGTGTCGACGGAGCGACGTTGTAGCGATCAATTGGCTGAGCGTCATAGCCGCTGAATAGCTCTATTTGGGGGCTCAGTTCTTCAATGAAGATCGCCATCCCTTCGTACTGCACAAATCGTCCGCACATACGCCTTCTCCGTCTGTCGAAATCCCCTACAGAAAAATTGACCGCAAGCGTCCTACAAAGTTAACTGTACATTCGTACAGTGCATGTAAAAGGCCGCATCATGAGCTTCACCATTTTAGGTCCTATCGCCGAGGCAGGCGTGAAGCTGCCTATGTGTTCGTTCCAGGTTCCGGCTGGCTTTCCTTCGCCGGCCGCGGATCATATTGAGCAGCACATCTCACTGGATGAGGTCCTGAATATCCGCGCACCGCATGTGTACCTGGTAGCCATCACCGGGGAAAGCATGCAGGGGATTGGTATCTTCGAAGGCGATCTCGCGGTGGTGGATCGTGCCATTGAGCCGGCGCACGGGCATGTGGTGGTGGCTCTGCTGAACAATGAGCCCGTCTGCAAGCGCCTATGTAAGCGCGGCCGGGAGGTTATCCTTCTGTCAGAAAATCCCAAATACCCAGCGCGGTACGTTCTCGAAGGGGATGAGCTGTCAATCTGGGGTGTGATCACCAGCACAGTGCGCAGCCATGTCTAAGCAGCAACCGACCTTTGCGCTGGTCGACTGCAACAGCTTCTATGCCAGTTGCGAGCGGGTATTCCGGCCGGACTTGGCGAAGGTGCCCATCGTGGTGCTGAGCAATAACGACGGCTGTGTCATTGCTCGCAGCTACGACGCCAAGCCGTTCATCAAGATGGGCGAGCCGTATTTCCAGATCAAGCACAAGCTCAAGCAACACGGCATTGTCCCGTTCTCCTCGAACTATGCGCTGTATGGCGACATGAGCGAGCGCGTCATGAGTCTGATTGAGGCGATGGTGCCGGCAGTTGAGGTGTACAGCATTGACGAGGCATTCGCCGATCTGACCGGTATCGGTGGTTTGGATGCCTTAGGCCGGCAGATCCGCGCCCAGGTACTTCGCTGCACCGGCATACCTGTTGGTGTTGGTATCGCTCATACAAAGACCTTGGCGAAGCTGGCAAACCACACTGCGAAGCGCCTGCAATCGCAGACCGGTGGTGTGGTCAATATCACCGACCCGGTTAAGCGCGACTGGGTGCTGCGTAATACGGACGTAGCGGAGGTGTGGGGTGTTGGCCGAAAGATGAAACTTCACCTCGATGCGATGGGCATAAAGTCTGCGATGGACCTGGCTAAGGCGGATTCCTGGACGCTCCGCAAGAAATTTAGCGTAGTGATCGAGAAGACAGCCAGGGAGCTGGGCGGTATACCTTGCCTGGAGCTGGATGAGCCAGATCCGCCAAAGCAGGAGATCTGCTGCAGTCGCATGTTCGGCCAGCGGCTGACCGAACTGCCGCCTATAAAAGAGGCAGTGGCCTCCTATATGATGCGAGCCTCTGAGAAGCTCCGCGCTCAAAGTTCATTGTGCAAGAAGGTGCGCGTGTGCATTCGGACCGGCATGTTCAATCCGGAGGAGGCGAAGTACGCCAACGGGGTAGTGGTGGATATGCCGTACCCAACTGACGACGTGCGGCTGCTCACCCACGCAGCTGTAGGTGCTCTTGATCGAATATTTCGGCCAGGTTTCAAATACAGCAAGGCTGAGGTGATGTTACTCAACCTCTGTCAACCAGGCGAGTACACCGATGACCTGTTCACAACATCGCAGCCGGCCGAGGCTAGCCGTGTTATGACCGTGCTGGACGAGATCAATGGTCGATGGGGAAGGGGCACGCTGCGGTTAGCCAGCGTGCCCGGTAACCCTGATTGGGGTATGCGCCGGGAGATGATGAGCCAGAGCTATACGACTAAGTTGGATCAATTGTGGGCGATAGAGTGCAAATAA